AGAACACTATTTAATTCTCCAATAATGTAATCTTGGTTTTCATGTGTCAACATATCTTTAGGTGTGACCAGTTTGTCCAGCTTGTTATTAATAAACGTAGTAAACATAGAAGCAAATGTGTCCCCAACTGAACCTTCACCAATCATTTGGATCATGCTCAGGTCATCTTCAAACTTTTCAAAACTTGAAATAGAATTGAAGAATGCTGTGATGGATCTTGCATTTGTTTCTTTATTTACTAATTCAGGATGCAGTAACAAGAAGTTAATACAACGAGTGTCAATGTGCTGTTCTTCAGCCCACCTTGCCCATACGTTTGCATCAAACTTTAGGTTAGCAGTAATATATCTAGTCTTTTGTGCTGAGTCAACACTATTAACCATATAATCTCCATTATCTGGATTACTGGTTAGTATAATATGCCAATCAGCCGGTAAAGACCAAGAAATATACTGTTGTCTGTCAACTAGTTCCATTACTGCTTGAATAAATCTAACATCAGCACGGTTCCAATCATCCAAAAGAAGAATACCACCCTTCTTTTTGTCTGCAATCCATTCCGGTGCACAATAAGACATTCTATTCTTACCGGTCATCTTCCATCCTTTTCTAAGATACTCTTCAACTGCAAGTTCATCAACCCATTGTCCAACTTTTTTAGTCATAGTAGAGTCTGCAACTTGTGCAGATGCTGCAGCTTTTTGAGCTACTGTATAAGAAAGATCATCAATCTTTTTAGGAACTTGCTTCTCTCTAAACATTTGAAATTGTCTTACAGGAAAACCAACTAAGTCACCTAATTCTTCTATCTGTGCAAGATTTAGCTTAACAAAATCTAATTCATTTTCTTTAGCTAGATCTAATACAGCAGATGTCTTACCAATACCTGATTCACCAACTACTTCTACAGCAACTGGATTTTTTCCTTGTTCTTGTAGGAATCTATTATTTTTAATTATATGGTTTACAAAACCTTTTAGTTCATCTATATTTAAATTTACTTGTGCCATTTTTTAATGTGTGTTTAATTGAATTGTTTTACCTGGTAAATGATCAGTCCAATTAGATCCTGCACTAAGAACCCATAATGTGTTCTTTGGGCAGTCTTCTGGAGCTGGTGCTTCACCATCTGTTAAATATATAAGAGCTGTATAATAACCTCTCTTTTCATTGAAATGATCAATAACAGGTTGGAAGCATGTGCCTCCTCTACCTTTTATTTGCCAATCCTTTCTACTATTAAAAGGGGATATATCACTTATACCTGTGTCACATTGTGCTACAGTTATTTGATGTCCCGTCTTTTGTACATGAACCATTTCACTCATAAAGTGTTCTAGTTCTTTCGTGTTAACAGATCCTGAAGTATCAACACCAATCAAAATATGATTTTTGTGTTTTATCTTTAGACCTGGATTATCTGTATATCTTTTGTTGAATTTTCTTCTCAACTTCTTTGTGAAGGTAAACACGGAGTTACCCACAAATCTCTTTAAATAGCCCTTCCAATCAAATGATGGAGGAAAAACGGTTCTTAACCTCTTAATTAATTCAGCCAATTCTCCTGGAATAGTTCCCCTTCTCTTTTCAGTTTGTTCTGCAGTTTCTTTTAGTTGATGCTCAATCTGTCTTTCAACTAGTTTCTTCTCTGCTTCTGTAAGATCCTCAAACTCTTCCCATGTTTTATGATCATATTGGCTGTCACCATCCATCTGATCTAATATAGATTGAAGTGACTGACAAGGATTATCCTTGCATTCTTGTTCCAGTAAATCATAATACTTTTTAGTACCGGCTTTCTTTGGTAGCTTTAGTTCAGCAAAACTATCTAGAGTCAAACCACCTTCAGGAAGCATGTTTCTATCTATATACTGATTGATCTCAAGATCTGCAGCAATATTAAATAACTTCTTGTTAGGATAAGAATCTCTCATCATAAGATGCCCAAATGAAACGTGCAGTAGTTCATGTTTAAGTAAACCTATCTGGTGTTCATCTGATAACTTCATAAAGAAATCCGGGTTAATAGATAATTGTATACCTATACCATTTTTACTGACACCCGCTGTTGGGACGTCCTTTCTTATTTTTTTATTAAGTCCAATAAGAAAGAGCCCATAAAAGGGCTCTCTTAATATTAGTGACTTACAAGCTCTTGCTAGTTTATCCTGTATATCCATCTATATTATTTTTTAATATTTTATTAACTGCATTATTAGCTGCTTCTTCTTGTAAAATTTTTTCTATTTCACTTTTTATTTCTTCACTAACTGGTTCTATTGGTTTTGTATGCTCCCAATCAAGTTCAATTTTAATGTTTTTAATAAATTTCCAAGTCTTTTTAAAAACAGGAAGCATTTGTTGATGTACTTCCCATTCTATAATTTCTTGTTCAGTTCTTATACCTAAAGTAGAATCAAGTTCTTTAAACATTTCATTCCATTCTTTAACAGCATAGTGATCTAAATTAAACTTTTCACAAAAAGCTTGTCTTCTACCAAACGTTAAAGATTTGGCAAACATCATCTTTGTAACAGATGTTATTTCTTTTATATTTTTTATATTCTCACACGCCACTTCATAATCTTCTTCAGATCCGTGGAGGAGTTCTCTTAATTTTTTATATTCTTCTAAATTAATCATTTATTTTCATTGTTTTAATCATCCACAAGGGTAGTTTCTTCTTGTGCATGTTGTCTAACCATTCTTTTGCAGAGGGAATGTAATTATTACAATCCTCTCTTACATGCTGCTCTGCAACATATCTTGTATAAACAGGTTTACCTTCTGAATTTGTAAATACTGGCCCGAATTTTCTTTCACATTCAAATATACCTTCACTGTGATGACGAAACATTCTGTGCAGGTGATTACCCACCCAACTCTTTGTTGCATCTAACCAATTATGTATATGTATGTAATCATCAGGACACCCACCAAACTTCTTTACAGAAGATTTGGCATGAATATTTGGATGTGCCATTAAAAGAAATGTTCTTTATCATCAGTACTAAAGTCTATATCAGAATAATGATGATCTTCTCTAATATTTTGTGAATGATCAATATTAATTTTCCAAGGATCTTTTGTACAATCAATATACATATAACCTTCTCCTCCATCATTATTAATCCAATCCCACTCTATGTGTTGATTGAGTAAATCATATAATAAATCATCCCATTCTCTTTCTACTTCACCTTCCATTTTAACATCTATGTCTACTTGATCTCCGCTTCCAGGATCTGTAACATAATAATGCGTTTCTTCTATACAACCATCATCACCTCCACCATGATAACGTACTTCTATTTTTGATATATTGTGATCTTTAATCACTTGAACTGCTAGGTTTCTTTTTAGTTTTGTTTCCATTTTTAATTAACTTAATTTCTACACCTGGATTTTCCTTATCATATTCATAAGGTTCAAATACTGGTAGAATGTTTTCACAATTATCATCATCAATCCAATGATGTTTAACCATATCATCTTGCACTGTTTGTGCAGGATTTATATAATCAAACTTATGTCTAGATCCTCTGATGAACTTAAATGATATTTTTACCGGTAATTCTAGTTTAGATAATTGCTTCCTAAAGCCTTTTCTAAACTGTTCATAGTATTTGGCTGTTGCTTTTCTATATTTAGTTGTTGCTTTGCTGGACACAAAATATCTTCCTGTCCATCTACGTCCATTTTTACTACTTGGTACGTTACCTGGTATAAACCATTTCATAAAACACTTTTAAGTTTAACTTTTATTTCTTTATGAGCATCAGCAAAGCCTTTCTCTTTTACAAGATCAGCAATGTCTTTGCTACTATCTAACCATGTCCCTTTTATGTCATATAACTGTTCATATTTATTAACAGCATTATGTCCAGCAACATCATTATCAAATAAAGTTACAACTTTTTTATACTTTTTCTTAAGATTTTCAATAATATACGGTTTTATTACAGTATTTTCTGAGTCAGGTGCAATAACTTCTAAATTGTATCCAAATTGTTTTAAACACATTGCATCTTTCAAAGAAGAACATATAACAAGATAAGGTTGATTGTATTCTAATTGATCTATACCTTGAAGATGAGGTTTAACTTTTATGAATTTAAACTTCTTATTCTTTGGTTGATAAATTTTATAGATGTTACCATCTTTATCAAAATAACCATATATATAAGTTTTAGCTAATAATGCACCAATAGTTCTTTGATCTATTGATTCTTCACTTTCTTTTACCATACGGTAAAAATTAAGTGGTTGAACATTATATTTATTAAGAATATCTTCACCAATATTAAAACTTAACCAAAATTCTCTGTCCCAATCAGACCATCTTCTTGGATTTACAGATTCTACTTTAAACTTTGCTTCTGGTTTTATAGTTGATTGTTTATATTCACCTTTATCTGTAATAAATTTGTTATAATCTTGACCTATTTTAAATACAGCCTTAGAGAAGTCTATTTTAAATAGCTCTTTAACTAAATCAATTTTATTACCACCTTTACCTGTTGAAAAATCTTTAAACTTATATTGACCTTTATCCGCAAATATCCACATGCTTGGAGTTCTTTCTGTAGGATGAAATACAGATTTAATCTGTACATTCTGTCCATTTAGTCTTTCTGGTAAATCCAGATAGAATTCAAACACCCATGTACTTGGAACTTTAGATCCATCTAATATGAGATTCTTTGTACTTATCATCTTTACTTAAAATAGAAAAAGGGAGGAACTTGATAAACCTCCCTTCTTCCTGTTAACTTAATAATATAATTATTAAAGCTCAAAATCAGAACCTGATCCTGAGTCTGCTTTGAATGGTGTTTCCACTCCATTAGCTGGTGAATCTTTCTTAACTAAAGCTTTAACATGTACAGCACGGTCAAACTGAAGTAATCTAGAATTCTCTTTATCTATTGCTTCCATAGCAATACCATCTTTAGATATACGTGGTAAGAAAAGATCATTATTTACATAACCTTCTTTATTTTCCCACTCACGACCACCTATACACATGTTCATAAGTTTAGAATTTCCCATTAAATTATTACATTCAGTCATAAATGACTCAATAGTTTCTGCTTCAATAGAATCTAATCCATCTCTCATATCTAATGTTTCAGCTAAAGTAATCATGTGCTTTAAGATCTCTTGATCTCTGCTAATCTCTCTACCACTTGGTAATGTAGTGTCTTTGAATGGAAAAGGACTTATTCTTACTCTTCCTATTTGACCTTCATATCTACCTTGTGATTGATCATTATAGTCTCTAAAGAAACCTTCAAAATCACCTCCAACTGGTGCAGTTTCTACGTGTAAATGTATATTGTATGAATCTGCATCATACGGTGTTTGATCTAATGTAATAGAATTAATCTTTACTACATGATTACCTGGATCTAATACAGGTTTAGTACGTCCGCTTCCTGCAGACATGTCTTTAGTATTTAACATAACTTTCTTATTTTTTAAATTTACTTCACTCATTTTTATTAATTTTCATATTCAATAATTGCATCTTTAACAACTTTTAATGAATTATCTATACGTAAATCATCAAACATACCGTCTGGTGATTTACAAGTATTTTCTCCATTATTAGCTGTTTCAAATACATAACTTAACTTATCATCTTCTCCTTTGACAACTTTGCCAAATAGAACTATAGAGAATAAACCCTCTAAAGTTAAAGCATTATCTATCATTTTACCTACAGTTTTTGCTTTTACTTTTCTGTGCCCATTCACATCTGTTGATTCTTCAGAGTGTGTTAAAAAGAATATATATAAATCATCTCTCATATCTTTAGGCATCTTAGCAACTTGTGCTAGATTCTTTGCAATAGAGGTAAATTTATCATAACCCTTTTCATCAGCTCTATCAAAGTATTCAAAACTGGACATATATTGCCAGTCATCAACTACTAGATTTTTAATATGAGGCATTTTGTCATTAACATGCATCATAGCTTTCATAATCCCTGCAGCAGATGAAACTGGTGTCATATTACCTTTAGGATTATCTTTTGTTATTGCTGTATAATTCTTTTTCCATCCTTTAAATGGTAAAGGTTTATTAGCAATATTAATTATAAACGTTTCTTTAGGATCTAAATCCCTAATAGACGTTGATTTACCTGACCCTGAGTCAGCTATAACTAATACACTTTGTGCCATTATTTACTTAATTTTTGGTTTATACTTAATAATGCTCTTTCAATACCTATAAGAACATCTACTATTTCTCTTTTTTCTGGATCTTTAATTAATTCTGGTTCTTTAATAGGTGATCTTCTATTAGTCACATCATTAATTACTTTTAATTCAGTTACAGGTACAATATGCCTTTCAAATCCTGAATTACTTGTTACTGTTTCATATTCTTCAGCCCAATGAGCATTATGTTTTAATAAATATAATGTTCTTTTAGGATCTTCTGAATTATATTCAATACTAACAAATTCAGTATAAATATCTCTACCTTTTTGTAATTCACTTGGAAAGAATGATACATGTAACTCATCCTTTCCTGATGGTCTATATGCCATCTTAGGAATATATAATGCATTAATTTTTCCAATTGTTTGGAAATAATCTTCATGCTCTTTTTTTAATTCTAATACTTTTGCTTTACGCTCTTCTGGTTTCATATATTATCTTCTTTGTTCTTGAGGTGGCGTATCCATCTCAGTTATTTGCATTCTTTCAAATTCTGCTTTGAAAAAACTCATTCTTGTATCACCATTTCTTGCTTTTAGAAAGTGTAATACTAAAGTTCTATCATTTTCTATTATGTATCTATCAGGTCCATAATATCTAATCTTTTGTTTAGCAGGACGGTTAATACCTATTAAAGTATCAGCATGCTGTAACATTGCATCTGAACCAAATATATCTGATTCTAATACATAATTACCATACTTACCATTTACTGCTCTGTCTGGATTATCTATATTTCTATTTAATTGTGATAAACATATAAACATACAGGGATAGTCTCTTTTACATTGTGTAAAGAACTCACCTAATTCAAATAACATATCTAATCTGTTATTTTGATATGGTGCTCTTTTTACTAAAATGCTATGATCAAGAGTAATAATAGTTTTCTTACCTTGATGTAAGTTCATATATATATCTACTTGATCTCTCATTTGATTTACAGTCATTGGTGTGGTAATTATATCTACAGGACTTTTAATTCTATCTTTAGCATATATATGACATTTATCAAATATATCTTTAGATAAAATACTTCCTGCACTACATAATTCTTTGTAAGTTTTACCAGTTAAAGATGAAAACTCTCTTAATGCTGTAGTTCTACCTACCATTTCAAAACTAAATTCTAAAACTCTGTAATCTTCAGCTGGATTTAAAATAAATGATTCTCTTACTATTTGATCTTTAATTAAAGTTTTACCTGATCCAGGTCTACCTCCAATTACTGTAAGAGTATTCCATTCTAATCCTTCTGTAATAGCATCATTAAACTTAGGCCATGGTGTTTGTATAGATTTCTCTTTACCACTCTGCCTAGCAAGCATATATTTCAGTGCTTCATTAAAAGACTGATATTGTCCGTCCCATGCTGGTTTAATTTTACTCATACTACTTTTTCTTTAAAGTGTTCTTTTGTTTCTAGAGTTACACCATCACGAACCATATCACAATAGTCAGCTAATTCTGAATGTTTTACTTTATGTTTATCTGTTTTACATATAAAGTATTGACTTGTTTTCATATACATATAATCTTTTTGTCTGTATTCATTTGTATACATGACAGTTGCATGTGCAACTTCTTCCCATGTATAATCATATGTATCAAAGAACCATCTAAATGCATTTTCTAATGTTTTAACATTTTGTCTACCTGGTTTACCACTTGGTAATTTACCTGTTGGCCATGCTTCTCTATATATTTTAAGCATTTCTGCATAACCTTTACCTAATAATTGTGTAGTAGTTCTTTTTTTTGCAACTCTAAAATATTGATCAAACTTAACACAAATACTTTTACCTTTAGAAGTTAATGTAAATTTAGGTTTTTTATATACTAACAATCCTAAATCAATTAATTTTTTTGCATCCTCTTTTTTATTTTCTACAGGAAAAGAAATACTATTCTTAATCCCATACAAGAGAAGTAATTGGTTCGGTGTAAGCTTGTCTTTTAACATCTTCTGGAATAGTTCTAACATAATTTCTAATATTTTCTTTTAATTTTTCATAAGCCTCACATAATTGAGGATCTTTTATTTTTAATAAACCTTCTACTTGTCTAATACTATGTAATACACTTGCATGATGTTTATTAATTTGACTACCTGTGTATTGTAATGTAAATCCCATTTTATTACACATATAACAAAAGAGTTGTTTGAATATTACAAATTCTCTTTTTCTACATTCCTTTCCTAAAGATCTCATTCTAAATTCAGGATATAAAGTACGCATTGTACCTAATACTAATTTTTCAAGTATTTCTATAGTTTTAACTTGATGAGCTTCTTTCATTGCTTGGATCTCATCTTCCCATTGTCTCACATTAAAGACTACATCTGATTTATCACTAACAAGTATACTGATATTTTTTTTATATTTGTTCTCAAACGTTTCTTTAAATGACTGTATGTCATTTGTCATTTCTAATATATCTTCTTTAAACATAATATGTGGTTTGCAAAGATAGCAAAAAATGCTTATCTTTAGTTATATAATTAATTAAAATTTTAAATGATGGCCAAAAAAAAATCAACTGATAAATCTACTAAAAAAGTTACTAAAAAAGTTACTGGAAAAGAAGAATTTAATCTTCAAGATCCAATAGAACTTACTAAAGAAGATAGACTTAATACAATAAAAAAATTTAATGAACTTGAAAAAACAAAAACAATGGAACTTCCTGATGAAGCTATTGTTAATGTTCCTATTTCAGGACAGTTTCATAAAGCATTAGATGGTTTATTTTTTCATCTAATGGATCCTCTTAACGCATCTGATATAATTCATACTATGTATAATATTAGAAATGGTTTTGAAGGTATGAAACCTGAAGAAATAACTGATACTCAAAGAGCTATTTGGACAATTATGACACTTATATCTGAAATACATTGGCAAGCTGATGCACAAGGTTTATTAAAAGAAACTGATGCAAATTTAAGTCATACAGTTCAAAAAATGTTACATGGTGTTGAAAAAGCTCCTGAAATAATTTCTGAAGTAGCTCAATTAAGAAAGAAAGCAAAGGAAAAGGAATCTAACGAAGATTCACCCCAGTAAAATCCCCCATTTCAATTAAGGACTGTATAACTAGATTTAATTCTTGTTTACTACAGTCCTTAAATGATTTACAATATTCTTGTCCATCTTTAACAAAACATAATCCTGTTTTTCTTTTAACTTCAAGTTTAAGTTCTTGAAATGTATGTCCTATATCATTAGCTAATTCTCTGATCATAGCATGAATCTTTGCAAGTTGTGCATTGGTTCCATCTTCACCAGATACACTAGCAAATATTTCTATTTTAGTTCCTTCAGGTAATTCTTTAATCCAATTTTTATAAAGAGTACCTTTAGCTTTTATAGTGTGAACAAGTTCTCCGTCCACTTTCTTTAATATTGAAAAGAAGTTATTTTTCATCTTGTAAGCATTATTAAATACATAATACCTATAAAACTTAATATTAGAATTATTAATCTAATTATATATTTAATATCTTTATTAGCTTCTTTAGCTTCTTCTTCCCATTCTTCAAGTTCTTTATCAGTCATATCATTTCATTTTGACGTTCATTAATAATTTCATTAACAGCATTTATTTTACCGGTTAAATGTAACCATCTATTTATATGTTTTCTTTTTGTCCAAATAGTAACAGATGCTTTATCTTCTTGTATTGCTTGAATAGCACTTTGTAATTGATCCCAATCATTTTCTGATAAGGTGTACTCCTCAAGTATTTTCATGATCCTCTGTTATTTCTTTTTCTATTTCATACATAACTTCAGGACATAATTCATAGAAAAAATCAGACATATCAACTTGTTCATCAGTTGATGTATTAATTTCATCATTCCATAAGTAAACAGCATGTACTTCTATTGTTGATCCTGTACCAGGATAATCATGTGTAGCTGGTTCAGCTGGTACATAGTTATATTCTATATCTAATTCCCATTCATTTATTTTTTTTGAGTAAGTGTTTCTTGGCATTTTCTTTTTCTTTTAATAGTTTTTTTAAATATTCTGCGGGCGTACCTTCCCATTGTTCATTCTTCATTTGAATGAATATGTTTTTCATCTTTCCCATCTCTAATTTTCTTTAACATTAATCTTGCAGGAATAACTTGTGACATATTACATGATGTACAACATCTTCCTTCTTTATTGTATAATGGTAATGGATTATGACCATAACCTGTAAATTTATCTTTGCATAAACAGCAAGTTTTAATCTTCTCCAAAGCTTTTAATTTCATTAACTAACCATATTATTATAGAAATTATAGCAAGCCATGCTATAAAATGTAATTCTAAACCAAATAATTTTATAATCATTTTTTAATTTTTTTATCTATCCATTCACTTATTTGTGAACAAACAAACATTCCTAAGCAAAAAGCTGCTGCCATTGCTAAAATGACAGCAGTTATGCATGTTGTGATTTCTCCTATCTCCATCTTTGTATATTATTTTTAACTTTTCTTGTAAAATATCTTCTAAGAGATTCAGGACAGTCATATTCCCAATAACCATCTCTGTGAATTATAATGCTATAATCATGTATTAAATTATCATCATACATTGGATTTTCAAATGTTGCAACAATGCGAGGTTTACCATAGTCTAAAAAGTATGTAGCTTCTACATTTCTTCTTTTTCTTTCTAAAACCCACTCATCTCTTCTTGGAATGTATCTAAAATGCATTTCCATTACTGTATTTTCACTCCATCCATAGTTATGATAATAATAATTTGAATTTGGTCTATTATTATTACCACTTACTGCATCTAATAATGCTAAACCAAACCAAAAATTATAATTAGGTTTATTTATATGATGATTGTGATGATTACCATGATGATTATGTTTATTAAAATGTTTTTTATTTTTATGTTTATGTTTATTATGATTTTGAGCAAAGCTCACACTTACTAATAATAGTAGTATCCAAATTATATTTTTCATATTATTAATTATTTAAAGGATTAAAGTATCTTATTTTATTTTTATCAAACGTGGATAGTGCTGAGTTAACCCATTTAACATCAACAGTATTTCTATAACACAGTATATGGCAAGTAGCTGTCTCACTTGGATTTAGGCGCAGCAAACGTCCTATTCTTTGTGCTGACTTACGCTCATTGCCATATGCATGCATAATAATACCTTGTTTTAAACCAGGTATAGTAACACCTTCACTTAATTGTAATACACAAGATAGTTTATCTATTCTGCCGTCACTAAACAATTGAAGATTATCTTCAGAATTAGTGTTACCAGAATGATAACTATGTGAACAAACTCTATCAGCTTGTTTTTGTGTATTAGCAAATATAATACATTTTTGTCCAATATTTTTAATTAACCCTTTCATATACTCTTCTTTAGTAGTATAATCCATTAAGGATCTCATTCTCATAATAGACAAATATTGTCTTTGCTTTGGTGTTTGAGCATCTCCTAATGCTCCAGTAAAGTAATCATAATCTGATTTTTCCGATGTAAACCAGTGACCACCATCTTTTTTGTTTTTTCTAAAATTTTTAATCTTAGATAGTTCTAATTCATGAATTATGATCTGATAGTCATTAAGTATACTATTGTCAGCTGCATCATCTACACTAAATGTGTATTTAACAGGACAATACTTGTTGACCATCTTTAATTTCTCACCGGATTTAGGTGGTGTACCAGTTAAACCTAGTATTCTACCTTTAAATTCAGAGAGAAATGCTTCATGTGATTCTAATAAACTATGACATTCATCTAAATAAACTATATCATAATCATTTGGATTAAGTTTATTTAATGATAAATATGTTGTATACTTTATATGCTTGTCTAATTGAAAAAATAGATCCATTTTTACTAGTTCTACTTCCCAAGAGTCTTTAACAGACCATTTAGGAACTACAACTAATACTCTTATAAAAGGATCATAAAGTTTCATTAAGTGTTGGATAGCAATTCTTGTCTTACCAACACCCATAGATATACCGAGCGTTGCTCTATTATTATTTATTGCTATATTTAAAGCATCTGTTTGTACTTTATCTCTTGTTATTTCTTTCACTTCCATTAATTTAAACCTATATTATTGTCTTTTAATAATTTATATAAAGCTGAATTTTGTTTGATTTCTTCTTTTTTATCCATTTCTTCAAAATGTTTTTTTATTTCTTCAAGTTTATCATTTAATTCAACTGTTATTGTTGTATTTTCAAAATCATTTACTTCATGTATTATATGTAGTAATGTTTCTTGATCTATAATGTCAGGATTGTCTGACAAAAATATTGCAAGATTATATAAATCTTCTTTTCCTAAATTTGATGCTAAATATTTTAGTAATTTAATCATAAGTTTGACTTTTATATATTATTAATAATAAGAAAATTGTCATTAATGTAAATATTATTATTTCTAATGGTGATCTTTCTAATATATTAAGTGTTTTATAAACATATATTGTTATTAATGCTAATATTATTTTAAATCCGTATGACATAATTATATTCTTTTAATTGAAAATCCTAATTCTTCTGCTTCTATTGGATTAAGTTCAATCCAATTATGACAGTTTCTACACACTGATAACCAAGTACTTACATCATTATGATACTTACCTCTACCTTTTTTATGATGTACATCTGTTGATCTATTAGTGCATTTAGGAAGTGCAGCTTGACACATAGGATAATCAGTAAGGAACACCCTCCTTAATTGACTATATTTTGCGTCAAGCTTTTGCATCTTCTTTGATTTTTGTCTCATTTTATAGTTAAATAATTTTTAGGAAGTAATCCGACTCCCATAAATTTAATAATAAGATCTTCATAATTAAGACCTAATTCTTTTAGAGTCATTTTATTCTTATAATCAGGTAAATATTCAAATGGCATTTCATATATATCTCTACCCAATTCTGACTTGGCAAATATACGAAAAATAGGTTGCATTTGTTGATAAGATACCCATTGTTTTAGTTTATTTATTGTATCTTGACCACGCTTCCATACTTTAGTAATTCTTCTTTTTTTATCCCAATGCATTTTACCAACTTCTTCTTTAGTATATACTTTAAGTCCATGTAATACTCTTTTAAATAAATAATGTTGTGTTGGATTAAGTTTAGTATAAATAAGAGTTTGTCTTGGTTCTTTAATAAATAATTGGTATTCAGATAGCATACCTAAGTATGTATATCTTGCTTCTTGTCTTTTTTGATTAAATTGTTCTAATTTAGGTTTAAGTTCTTGTAGTTGTTTTTCATTAAGCATAATATATTCTATTTTAGTGAGTTTAATAAATAGAAAAGGGCCCATTCGGACCCCTTTCAAAAAAAAATTTAAACTAGTATTACTACTAGGATCAGTCAAAGTTGATCAGTCTTATAATTCAAATGTTTCATCTTCCATTACTACTTCCTCTTCTTTTGGCTCTTCAATTACTTCTTCTTTCTTTGCTTTTTTATCAGACTTTTTAGTTAGAAGATCATTGAGTTCAGATTGACTTACAGATTTCTTTGGAGCAGCTCCACCATTAGCTTCTCTAATCTCGTCACCATTTACATGAGCAATTGTAATAGATTGCATTTGTCCAGTAGCATCATATCTTGTAGTTCTGTAAATATCTCTTACTTCACCTGTTTCAGCATCCACACCTTTACATACTATACCAGTTTCACCTGCTATTTTAAGATCTCTTTCAGGATCATTACTATTAAATGGATTTAATTGTTCTAATACAACAATATTACCAGGAAGTTCTTGTCCTGCAGTAAATCCCATTTGTTTAAGATCTTCAGTTTTACCATGGATTAAAGAGCTAAATACTTTTCTATTTACCCATCCATTACTACCAAAGTCAACTCTTTCTTGAGTTATTCTCATGTGTGCATATTCTGGATTGTTTTTTGATACTCTTATTGCATTACCTTGTTCGTCAGGACTTATCCTAACTTTACTAGAATTTGTTTTCATTTTTTAAAAATATTTGTGTGATTAAACTTAATTGATTATGACTATTGTGTTATGATTATACATCATCCCGATGGAAGTAGTCATCTTCCAACTTCTCTATGTCCTTGATTTCATCAAGTGAAGGTTCTCTTTCCTGAAATTCCCAGACTTCTGGTTCATCAGGTTTTTCTTTTCTATTCTTAGTAAGAGTAGATTTATAAAAAGGATTAGTTATATCAGATGTAAATTCTTTACCAAGACCATTAAGTTCTCTGAAATCTTGATCATCAAGATCTAGATATTGTTCCAGAGACATTTCTATTATTCTTCCGTTAGGTAATTGGTAAATCATATGCAAATATATGTGATTCAATTCTTATACCCTAATGATTTTGAATCACTGCTAATAATAATTTACAGTAGTATAGCTATCATACTACAAGAAATTTTCTACCAATCCTCTTTATATATCCTTTTTCTTTTAATTTATTAAGATTTCTATGTATTGTGCTTGGATTTACATCACATAAATCTGCTAATGTATCAATAGAAGGGAAGCATGTTCTCTCTTTATTTGCATAAGTGCATATCAATGCATATAATCCTTTAGCTTGTAAGCATAGTTCAGGATCACTTACTACTTCTTGATATACTATTCCAAATTTTCTATTGTTCCTTTCCATATCTCTGGTAGTTTAGATTTACTTAGCTTAAGAGTTTTAACTTGCATTTCATATGAAACAAGGTTACCATCCTCACCAATTAAGAATGCATCAACTTTCATTTCATAATAAAATGGATTGAATTCATCTTTATAATCTGAGCTATTAATAACTTTACCAAATAAATAATTATCAACCATTAAACCAGCATCTATCATAC